GAAGGGTTATATCCAAGTGTTACTGTCCCACCCCCAGAAGAACCGTCAAACGTCACCGTATCCCCCGAACCTGGCACCGATTGACCACCTGCTCCGCCAGACGTCGCCGCCCAATGCGTCGTATCGCTGGCGTCCCAGGTGCCGGTGCCACCCACCCAGAATCTAGAAGCCATAAGGAATTATTCCTGGACAAGAACATCGGTTTCAACCACAGCTTTGACCGTAAAGTTCTTATTTACCAAGGTAGAATCAAGTGTTTTAGTTTGAGAAGTCTTCTCTTTTCCTTGCGCATACGCACGCATCCAGTTCTCTAAAAATGCCTTCACGTCATCCATGGGGTCAAAGAAGGCAAGGCGAATACGCCCTTCTTCGTCTGGTACATCATACCCAACAGGCTGAAGATCCATCTTCTTCCCTGTGAGAACGGTTCCATCATCAAAGGTGAAATTTACAGTAAGTTTGCGGCCTTCTGCTGAAGTGATTTTGTATTGCATATTAGCGGTAAGAAACGTTAGTGGCGACGTTAGCGATTGTGCCGTCATAACCGACGTAGATACCGGTAGCGGCTGAAATGTTGAGGGTGATCGTCACAGGGTTGAGGCCGACTTGGACGATGCCCGACCAGAGCACAGTTCCGGATTCAGCGGTGTTGTCGTAAATCGTGACTACACCAGCGGTTACAGTTCCCGTTGCTGCAAACGTAACCGTATGAATGAACCCTGCAGACGCTTTGACTTGGCCGTCGGCTGTGACACGAGCGTTCGCATAGCGATGTTCGACGATTGCTTTCCCAAGCGCGTTATCTTCATAAACTGGCGCAAACTGTTCGACGTTCTTGAGGTTCCCAAGGCTATCAGCTTCGAGAGGACCACCTTGATTATTGGTGCGAGTGGCAGCCGTTGTGTGATAGATCGCCCAAGGCAACGTATTTAAGAACCCCGTAAGGGTTGCGGTAACGGTAACAATGCCTGCTTTAATGCGATCCCAGGTCGTCCCATTAAAACCCATGAGCCACGAAACGGTCTTGGCACGATTTGAGGTATTGCTTTCTGCATCTCCTCCTGAGGTTGCAACGCCAGGAGCTGCGCTCCCAACGGTTCCGTCGGAGATCTCTACAATCAGGTTATTGGTGGTTGGATTTCTATTCATAAAAAAATGTTAGTTCGGAATAATTATAGCACATCACGAAGGAGGCGTCCTAGGCGTCCACGTCGTAGTAGGCTTTGTACGATCGTCCCAAGCTGTTGTCGGTTCCGTACGCCCATCCCATGGGGTTGTAGGCTTTGTGCGACGAGTCCATAGAAGTCTCGCGATAAAGGATTCAACCCAAGAAATTGTTTCTACGATAGAGATGATGACGAGCCGCGCCACTGAAACGACTTCAGATACCGTTGAAGAATCTTGAAAAATCTTTGTAATGCCACGGGTAACAGATTCAGAGAGAGTTGAAGTCTCTGATACATTGATCGTCGAGACGGAAGTTGATGGGGCAAGGATGAGGCCGATCGAAGAGCGAGCGCTATTATTACAGGTAAAATTCAATGTATTTGCGCCGGCAGGAGAGATGGCTGCGTTTGTATCGAAGATGCCAGAAAGAACCGACCCGCTCCAACCGCCTTGTTCACCTCGCTTCGTTGTGCTCGATCCAGCTCCGATTGCCCCAGACGCCTGAAAACAAGCAACGTGCCAGGCATTGTTTGTGACGGATGTGTTCGAAATTGTAAAAGTTGTCCCGGCCGTTCCATCGCTATTCGTATCAAAATCTTCCGGGTTACCCGTTTGTTTAACACCTGTATACGAAGCGGAAATCACCGACCAGTTTGAGGTGCCTGTGAGTGTTGCGGTGACATTGTTCGCGCCAGTGCTGGGAGCGATCAAAAGAAATAAGCCTACCCATCGAGAAACGCCTATCGTCGTTTCCGAGATCTTTGTCATCGCTGTGCCATTGTAGGAGACGTCTCCGCTTACTGGATCCGTATTATCCGTAAGATTTGCAATACAAACAACTAAAGCCCTGTCTGAGCCTGCAACTGTGTGAGCGACGGAAAGACTGCCACCGTTTCCGTTGCCGCTACTTAGGGCATCAAAGGCGATGGCCATAAAATCTTAGGTGAATTGGAGGTCGTAATTAACTGTCAAAGAGTCTCCGTTTGCAACGTTCACCGCGGAAGCGACACGTCGAGAAAGGAGTGTGCCGGTAGAGGATGCGTTCAAGATACCGACTTCTGTCACCGCCTTCGTTCCCGTTACCGTGAACGTTGTAGTCAGATGAAAGGTATCGTCTGTGGTTGTTGTGGTGGTGAGAGATGCTGTTCCAAGTACACGTTCAAGACCAGAGTCTGTAATTTCTGTCTGAAGAGCTGTATCCCCTGCGGCGGCGGCGTTCGTGCCTGTGCCAACCGCAATGTAAAGCGCGGCGGCAGGAGCCCCTACAGCGGATAGGCGCCCTGCGATTAGGGCTTTCCCCACTGTTGTCACCAGGTTGTACACCTCGAGTCTTTGTTTTTCGTTTCCAAAACGATCATGCACGATAAAGGTATATTTTCCGACGCAATGTAGGAATTCAAACTTCTTTGCGGCCCAGCAAAGAAAGCGTTGTTTGAGATTGTACAAAAAAGAATTGAACATAAGGTTATCGATAGTTCGAGACGCGAGGAATAATACGCTGTTTGACGGTGCGATCACGCATCGAGGCCAGCGTTTCGATTTGATATTTAAGCGATTCTTCCGGAGATCCTCCTGGGCGTCCGAGAATTTGGCTCAGCAAACTCGATGCTTTCCGGAACTGTTCGAGGGTCTGGCAGTATTCATACGCCGCTCCAATCGCCAGAACCTTGTGACAGAGAGGGTTCAGATTAGGGATATCGCTTCCCGATGAAAGGTCGGTAATCTCATCCGTCACCTCAATCCGGATCCCGTCTGTTGAATTGGCAGTAGGGATTGGGTAGAGAAATAAGGAGTTGTCGAGCAAACGGAAGACAGGCTTGCCCGTTGAGCCTAATGAAATATCGCTATTCCCAAACGCCCCCGTCACCTGTTTGTCGTCAACTCGGGTTGCCACCACGTAATCATCTGAGCCTGAGTACTTGATCTCGACTCGATTCACCATCACGAAGGAGGTGGGAAAGACGTATTCCGCTTGCCCATTCACAAGATCACCCTCATAAACTTCTCCGTTAAACTCCCAAATGCCGGAGGCGGCCATCACCCAACCTACAACGGTTCGATACCATTCATTTAAATTCGCATCCAAATCCGCATCCAGATATTTCTGGCTGGCTGTCGTTTGGAAGGAGATCTTCCGGCGCGCGCTGGCGCGAAGGGCTGTGAGGTTCATAACTTGAGATCAATTTACGGGAAGAAAAAATCTTCCCGTATATGATACCACGTTAGGCGAGCGTCTGGCCGATATCGGCTGGGGAGCACGTCAAGTTGTAGTACGTATCGGTGATGTGACCGGCGGACAAAAGATCCGTCGACGCATCGAATGGAGTGGAACCGGCAGCAACGGCTACGCGGACAGCACCCACACACGCTTTGTCGGTTGGACAGGCTGGCCATGCGGCGGCACCTGCGCCGGAAGCTTCGTCACCTTTGTACAAGGAGACTGTGCCGGCGGCATCGACGACGACCAAGTAAATGGCTTCGCGGACGACGGAGGCGGAGGCGGCGATATCATCGGTGGTAGCGGTGAAGGCAACTTCATTGGTCGTGACGGTCACGATAAGGCCGTTCACGGAAGCGACGATGGAGGAGCCCCACTTTACTTTAGCGGCGGAACCCGTACCAATCACGATGCCAGCGCTAGAGATGCCGCGGCAAGTGACGGTTTTGAGCAAGCCGATAAGATCTTTATTGGCAAGACCTGCACCTGGAGTTGGAAGAGACATAAGGGAGATTATCGAACAGGGTTGATAGAGTTATTGATCGCCTGAGCAAGAGAAGACGGCACCGAAACGATTCGGTTGGTTGGAACGGTGAAGCGTACCCCATTAAGGTTCCAATCACGCGTTGGCGCGTCACTGTCATCTAAGGGGACGAAGATCGACACCTTTTCTTCCGCGATCAAAGCGCTGTAGGTTGCGCGCCCTTTTTCCACCAGGGGACGAGACATGTCGACGACAGCATCGCCGAAGCCTAGTGGGAACTTAGGAGCGCTTCCTGAAACGGAGGCGGAAGCTTCTTCTTCCACAAGCTCCTCTTCAACAGAAGCGTTCTCTGATTTCTCAGTGACAGCTTCTGTCTTTTCGGTTGCTTCATCAGAGAAGAAGTCTTCTTGCTTGGCAAGACCTGGTTTTTGCATGTTGTTTTTATTGGCACTCATATGGTTTGGAGAGGGGGAGGCGACACGTGCCACCTCCCGCTAATTACATGCGAACGGATTAGGCTGTGACACCGTGCTCGATGCGAGCCATGAATGATTCGTTGAGAATCTTGGCGACGAACCAGGCTTTCCAACCGTGGGTTGCGCGTTGATTCAACGGATCGGAGGTACCACCGGAACCTAATGGTTTGTCGATGATTTCCATAGCTTGGCCGCTGATACGGGTGACACCGAAGGCGTCGGCTGCGAACACCAATGTCGCGTAGACATCCACACCGCCGGATCCGGCAGCGGTAAATACCTTGGCGTAGGTGGATTCAATGAAGCGGACTTCATCAAGCTTACCAACTTCACCTGGCATAACACCCATTTGAGAAGGGTAGTTTTCGACAGGGACGAACGAGGCGTCAGACTTCAAGTCGAATACCGTGTTTGGATGGACGATCGCAATGAAGGCAGAGTTCACTGGGATGGTGTCAACACCCGTGGAAGGGTTGATCATCGAGGTGATCTTGCGAGCATTGTTGTTCTTGAGCGTGCGAACAACTTCGCGGACTTCAGCGGCGGTGAGTTTCATCGCGGCAGTGACAGTCGCGCGCGTGGTGGCGCTGGACGCGTATTGAACCGTGGTACCGAGAACGAGAGCTTCACGAGCGATTTGGTCGAGAGTTTGACCGGCGTTTTCACCGAGCAATTCCATGACTTCCGTCGTGTAAGGGTCCTCCGTCGTGAGCAAGAGTTCATCAGACGCTTCGATGACATTACCGTATTGGAGGGCGGTTGCCGTCACATCGGTGGTGGTCATGCTTGCGGTTGATGGGGTGACACCTGCAGTCAACGCAACGGTTGAGACCGTCAAGCTGTTATAGCGGCGGAATTTGATGACGTTCGTGTTGTTCTGAGGGATGTCGCGGATTTGACCAAACCAGGTGTGAACGAGATGAGGCAAAGCGCGTGACAACATTTTGCGATCGTAGAACGAACGCACGTGGGAAATGGTTGTAGAATTTTGTGTAGGCATACGAAAAATTTAGACGTATGCCAAGATTTTATTTTCGACCCTGCATCTTGATGCGAGCGGATTCCGCTTCCACTTCTTCAAGGGAAGCTTTCGACCAATCAACCTGTTTCTTTTTAGAGAGTGGTTGATGTCGAGAGGTGGGAGACGCCTTTGTTATCTCACGGCGTTTGTTTTCGCGCGCAAGATAGATCCGGATGACGGGTGATTTTAAGGCTTCTTCAAGAGAACATCCTTTAACCTTGGCATACGTTTCGACCTCTTCCACCATACGAGTGGAGAGTTCTGGGTGATCGAAACGGAAATCGGTACGTTCAGAGGTTTTTGCGGCTGGTTCTTTCTTAGTAGAAGGGGCGTCTGGTTTTTTGCCTTTGCCCTCTTCTTCAAGTTTCTTGGCACGATCACGCCAATGCTTGCGCTGGGCGTCAACCTGCTTCAGTTTTTTCTTCAAAGCTTCGGCATCCTCTTCCTTAGCTTTGTTCTTATCTTCGTCTTGTTCGCCTTTATCGGAATCGTCATCTGCATCCTCGTCATCGAGAAGTTCATCATCTTCGAGATCGATGTCATCGAGCTCTAAATCATCGTCTTCTTCGGTTGAGGTTTCAGTGTCCTCTTCGAGTTCCTCTTCGGGCTTCTTGTCTTCGTCTAACATAGTCATTGTTTATGCACCTTTTGTGGTGGTGTTGAATAGTCTTTTGGTGGGTTTAGTCCCGGGGGTGAAAATGAAAGAACGCTCGCTTAGCAGCGGGTGTTCTTCGCGTCTTGCTTGTCATGTGACATGCCAGACTTCTTACCGATCATCGGCATCATGCTTTTTGCGGTCGTCATGCGGGCGTCGGCGCCAGAGCGTGAGGACATGGAAGACTTGCTACCAACTTTTCCTTTTGAATTCTTCATAAATAGGTTAACGGAATGATTTCTTGTTTTGGGATGGAGACGCTGCAACTTCCATCCCAATCTTGGCGAATAGTTCACTCACCGTGTCGTACGCTTTTCGACGCGATGCGGTTTGAAGTCCGATGTTTCCATTCAGGTCGATGTTTTTAATGTCGACAAGATCAGATAAAGCGGTTTCAAGCACATATCGCAGCGACTTCACTACGTTGTTATCAGGGTTTGCCTTGATAAAATCTCGTATGGGAGCGGATTTCGCGTCTCCGGTTTCTATCATATCATTATTTTTTTTCAAAGTGAATTATTTGGACGCGGCTTCCATCTGTGACGCGACCGATTCGGTCGATAAACCGGCGGCGGCGTCGCCTGGGTTCTGCGCGAACTTGCCGGCGGCGGGGGCCGCGGCCGCCATAGCAGCGGCTTGCGGATCTTCAGGCTTCGAAACGAAGGCGGAAAGCGTGATCGGGCTGATTCCAGACGCTTCGAGCAAGCGACCGATCAACGATTTCGCCGTTGGGTCCTGCAAGATGGCTGGATTGCCGGCGATGATTTGCAAAAGGTTGCTCATCGATTCCTTTTCGGCGGCGAAGTTCTTCCGTTCGTCGGTGACGTCGAAGTAAATACGCATCGACTTGATCTTCTCCATGGTGAAGTACTTATCCTCTACTTTCACCTTGCGGTCCGCGTTCTTCAGCTGTTCTGCCAGGTCTTGCTCAACAACCTTCATCTCATCTTCTGTTGGGAGGCGGCCGATATTGATGACGTAATCTTTTACAGCCTGAGCGATCAAGTATTTTCGGTACATTTGGTCGAACATCTTCAGCTCGTCCGTGGTTCCGAGCAAGGAGATGACGTGTTCATGCGACATGTCGTCGATGATTTCCGGCAAGATCCAGTCGAACATGACTTCGGTGATGAACAAACCACAGTCTTCACGCACGCGATCGAACAACTTGTTCGCAGACGTTGCAAGTTGGGCGCCCAAACGGAATGGCGTATTCGTTGGAAGCGCTTCACCCGTCACTACTTCCACCGTATTGCAGATCCGATCGGCTTGATTCTCGATATTACTGATCTCGATTTGGTATTGCTGGAAGGCGCGGAGCTCAGTCGCAATTGGCGTGATCTCATGCTTGACCTCGATCAAATCCCCGTCCTGTGCATCCTGTAGCAAGTTCTTGTATGCCGACGCAGAGCGGGTTTGGAAGAGATGCAAGCTCCCCATACGCAAGGCTGAGAAGAACTTGTTAACCAATTCATTCATGCGGATCTGCAGGTCAATCAGAAGCTCAGTATTACTGATCGGCAAGCAGCGTCCTGGAAGGGTCCGGAACCAGTTCACCTCTTTGTATGGAAAATCTTCTGGATCCGCTTCCGTCGCATAGAGAACATCAGCAATGTTTCCGCCTTGTTCTAAGGCACCTATTACAAGATTGGCGTAGACGTACTCCGTACTTTCTTCCGTCTGATCCTCTGTAGCCTCACCCGCCTCTTCTTCGCTTTCTTCCCCTTTGAGATACGGCGCAAGCAGGTTCTTTGGCACCCAGCCCCACGCATCCCAGACGTCACAGTTTGGAATCGAATTAGTGGAAGAATAGGTTGTGCTCGACGTCCCCGATGGGCTCCCTTCTTTCAAGAACTTATCAATTTTCGGATTGGATTTAGAAACGATTGAATCAGCCGCATCTTTATCCCAAACGCCTTCTTCTACCTTCTGTTGGATTTGCCATGGAGCCATGGTGGATCGGACCAAGAAGAGGTCTGAATCCTTGATGTTCTTCGCGCTTGGATCAAAGACACAAGAGCGCAAGTCGATATTCTCGGTCGTCACCTTCCCGTCGGACCCGATCGACTTCTTCCAAATCACCTTCCCAAACTGGGGAAGGTCCTGGCTCAACTGATTCAGCTTTTTTCCAAAGCCTGTCTTGCGCATCCAAAGCTGGATTTCATTGCGAAGTAAGAAAGAGAACCACCAACCGTCCTCTGAATCGGCAGTGACGAGAACATCCTTGGTATCAAGGTCGATATTCTTGGTCGCGTGCGCATTGCGATGCGTGATGATGTTGTGAAAATACCGGATATTGCCATTCTCATCTGTGTCTCCTGACTCGAAACGAGACTGGAGATAATAATGCATGGTCGTCAACAGTTCGTACTGCTTGAACGTGAGACCTTTCATGATCTCGATAGGCTCATCCATGAAGTTCTCAACCGCTTCACGGAAGAGATTAATGAGGTCACTTTGCGGGACCTGGGTTACGGGCTTATTCCCGTTGTAATTGCCAGCCGTTGACTGGACATCTTGGCGACGCTTGGGCTCAGTTGCGGTTTGCTTGGTGATCATAGCTAGGTTTTGGAATTGAATCCCCTCCATGATATCAGGAATCAGACGTAAACCCTATTGCGGTTCCTACGCGTCGTGATTCGAGCCTTCGTTTTTAAGTCATCCTTCTGGCTGAAGGGTAGCGCGAAGCTGCGCATCTGGTTCGCGATTGCTAATGCCATGAGGCGATCTGAGTGACGGCTTAACTTCTTTTGCTGGAAGACGCTCGTCTGCAACGTCTCGTCTTTGCGGTACATGAGTGCCTCTTGCAGCGTGGCTTCATCCGGAATAGTGAGCGGCTTCACTTCGTCCTGCAGCGCATCGTTCAGATCGTGCATCATCCTTGGTTTTGTTGTCGCACTCGTCAACCAACCCAGACGTTGGGTCGTCTTCTCGTCCAGCACCCCCTTCAACTCGAACTGATAGATGTTTGGATATTCAAGCTCAACCAGTTTTGCGATCGTTGCGTGCCCATGATTATTCGATTCAGGCGCGACAATCGCCACGTTATATTCAAAGCCAAGATGCGCCAGCACGTGGGCAAAATCGGTTGGACTGATCATGTCGTCACAATACGTTGCTACCAATTCATTCGTCGTAAAGTCAATCACCTGGGCCGTACAGCTGTCCCGCTGAATCCCTTGCGCGACATCCCCACCAATCCCATAGACATGTTTAAGCCGTGGGCGCTGATAAACGAGAAGGGCGCCGGATTCACGGATCTCGGTAGGTTGGCGAGTTTCTGTATCGATCTTCCTACGGATGATATCAGGATTGAACAGCTTGTCGCCGGAGGCCAGGAACGCTTCGTCTGGCGTACTCGGGTACTGTTCACGCATTCTGATCTTTTGCGTGCGCTCCATTTCGGTATACCAGGCGCGCTTGGAGGGAGGCAGAGTGATGTGGAGCTTGCTTTCAAGATCATCGAAATATCTTATGAGGCGATCAGGAATCGAAACACTCTCAGGGTTGAGTTCATATTCCGGTTGGTTGTACCAAGGGAAAAAGAAGAAGCGAAAGCTCAACGGGCTTGTGCGTCCACGCTTATTGTTGTCCTGCCCTTCTACGCACAGCGTGTGGAAGTCATTGCCTTCCCCTTCTGCCGTACTCTCGATCGTCACCTTCCCATCCGACGGGACCGTAGGGAGCGCGGATTTTTTTACCTGCTCTGCCTTCTCAGGGCTTGTCGCGCACAATGGACCGTACTCGCTGAGATGGAGACGCTGATACGTACCAGAGTGAATCGTGGTCCCAACCTTAATCAAAGAACCGTTGGAGAGTTTAAGATGGCTCTTCGAACGCTCTACCTCCTGAACCTGGAGAGACGTCTTGAGGGCGGCGGGAAAATTGTCCCAGGCCGTTAAGACCTTCTCAAAAATATTCTCCTCCTTATCTGCCACGATCGCGGCATTGATGTTCTTCGTGAAAACCACATCGTCAAAGTAATCGATGGCACACGCGGTACTCATCCCAAGCTGACGCGCTTTGAGCGCGATACGTCGAAGGTGATCGTTAAAGAGAAAGACCTTCTGGTTCTCGGTGGGTTGAAACGTGACCAACTGCCCACTTTTATTCTTGATCTTGTAGAGATGGGTGAGACGCCACGGTTTGTCGACGATTCTTTGATCGAGCTCGCTCGCCTTCTTCTCGAGGAGATTCATCATATGGTGGGAGCGGCGGCGGCAGACTTTTTAACCCCTTCAATCTCATCGAGAACCGACGACAGCGGCTGGGTCACGACAGTTTCAACCTGCTGCTTGTTACGGAAGCGCGTAATGTTTGGTGCAATGAAGCTGACCGCGGCAGGATGGTACTGGCCCTCCAGCGTCCGTTCTGCTAGGAGATCCTCAATCGTATCGAGTGCGAATTCGTACGCGCGACCGATCGTTTCGGGAAAGTTTTGCGCCAAGCGCTTTAACTCAGACTGCGTGATGCCATAGGAGCGACAGAACTGTGCCAACGTGGGCAGCTTATTGTGTGTCACGGCTTGGAAAACCCTTTGTCCATTCTCATCGATCGCTTCAATACTGGAATTACTAGCGCTTGTACAAGATGATTGTACAAAAGCAATAAGATCTAAGGCGACCTGCTTAGCTTCACGTTCTCTTGGCTCTAAAACCTCCACAGGGGTTAGGTTTAAGTAAGGGCGAATGGCGCTGATTTCTGATGTCATAACCTGATACTAGCAGATTTTTTGATTTTTTTTTAGACAGGGGTACCCGACGAACCTAAAACGAAAAGCTTTTGGAATGATTTTGAAATGGGTACCAGGCGTACTTCCTATGGGGTTGAGACGGATAAGTTAAAATTTGGATTGTATGATTTTGAAATGGGTATGGCGCATGGTTCCCATGGGGTTGGCATGGATTCATTAAAATTTGGAAATTGGAGAGGGGGAGGGTGCCGCCCCCATTTTTTACAGCCGCGCGCGACCGGCAACTTTTGGGCGTGGGGGTGTAGGGGCGGGGGTCGGACGCGCGCCGCTCGCACGCGCAGGCCACCCCTCCCCTCACACGCACGCCCCGCGCGCAGGGTATCCCGTCATGTGTCGTACAATGTTTATTGTGCGACACATGAGCATATTGCATATATTAGCCAAGCAATAATAACTGTAAGTAAATGAGCCATTGGATACAATAACTGTATAGCCTATCTGTGGATAAGTATATAAAGCCTAATAGGCATAGGCTATTGACAGTAACTGTCAGTAACTGTATAGTATAGGAGAGGTACAAAGAACATGAACAACACCGACTGCCTCGCGCCCATTACGATCAACGGTTGGACGCTTCACTCTCTCCTGGATGACAGCGACCCTTGCTACCACGCGGACGCTATCAACCACCAAACGCCGGCTCAAGAACGCAACAAGCGACTTGATACGGCCGCACAACTGGCGAAGACGGTTCAATCCTCTCGCCGCTCTTGACTCTCGCCCCGCTGGTGCACTCACCACGGGGCAAGCACAAGGGCAGTTAAGCCCTTCACTCTTACTTCTATGTCATACCAATATCGTTTTACCGGCAAATACTTTTCCGCTCAAAAGCTCAACGCTAAGCGCGTAGAACTTGCCCGCAAAATTGCCTCATTCGTCTTGTGTTGTGGGTTCGGTGCGATGATCGGTGCTGTCCTTTTCTACGCCGCTTAATATGAAAAGCCTTATACTCGTTGTCTTTACTTGCGCTCTAAGCCTCTTAATCGTCCAGCAAGCCTGCAATACCATGGTGTCATCCACTCGCCGCGCTATGCTTGACGTGGTGGCTCCCGAGACACTCCGCGCGCCTGTGCCGGAAGAGTTTGTGCACTTAGAGGATTGGGAAACGGCCATGCGTCAATATCAGTTGACTGGCGATTGGGCAACGGAATCAAAATAAAATATGCAAACATTCACCTACGACGAACTAGACGAACGCGGACAAATTGCCGCCTTCGACCGCTATGTCAACACCATTCCTTCCTTTCACCACCACAAAGATAACACCGTGCAAGAAGTACGCGCCGAACTCAAAACCTGGCGCTTCACCGAACACGGAGAGCGCGTTGCTTGACGCCGTAGGGCTTAGTCCTCATTAAGCCCTATCCGTCACGTCTGAAGCCATTTTAAGCCTTCAGGCGTTAACCTTCACTCTATGAAATCTTACAAAGACCTATTGGCTAGCTTCTCTCTCACGTATGGGGAGAAATTCGACCCGTCGGACTTAGCGGCTCAATTTATCCCCTACTACGAAAGCCAACAACGTATTGAAATCTCCCACTACGGGGAGACGATCCGCGGTCGGATCGGTGTTACAACCGGATGGAAGCCCCGCTTTATCCTCTCGCTCCGCTCTAATTCCACCGGCTCATCTATCACGCTTTCAAGCAAGGATAAAATCTTAAGCATTATTCGCTAATTTCTATCTATGCACTTCACCTTCCAAGCTATCAACCGTCTACCCACGATCCGACAAAGCCAGACCGACGACCTCAAATTTGAGTCTGCTACCCAGCGCGTTTGGCTCTCTCGCTTAACCACAGAGGATGGCCAGCCCTATGATAATCAAGTCACTGTAGAGCGCTTTAACGGGGAGTCATGGGAGACGGTCGAACAGTACGAAGCCGAGATTGTGGACGTTGTGACGTTGAACTTCACCCTTGAACAGCTTGCTTACGCCTTTAAACTGCCTACAGAGCGTATCGACCGAGAAGAAACACTAGATCGTCTCTCTCGCATCTTCACCCGCTCCAGCGACAAGTTAAAGGCCACAGACGAACCGGCGAACTTTGAGCTCGAACTAAGCAAAACGGCGATCCGCCACATCATGAGTTATGACCTGCTCGACCATCAGCCACTCCCACACATCGCCAACGTTGAGGAGTACGTCACTACACTCATACAGAAGCGAGTGGATACACGGCAAGCACAGGAACTAAAACGATTAAACCGCTAAGGCGGTTTTTTTGTTTCCTGTCTTTTTCGCTTGTGTCGTAAAATGCTTTTTTAATGAACACGTTTGTTACTCTAGAGGGCTATAAAGGTACGTTTTGAATGACTGTATTTAAATTCTTCCCAAGTTCACGCCAAACCAAATCGGGTTTTAATACACTTATTCAGGCTTTATTTTCCCCCAAATCGTTTTATATATATATTTTTATTTCCCCCCCTCTGATGGTTACCCTTAGCTGTTAGTGACTGTAAATAAGGGTAAATAAGGGTAAATAAATGCTAATAAACGTATAGATGGTGTAATAACCGTATTAAGTGTTAAAATACCCCTTTTCTACCTATCTATATATATTCCTTATGTTATTAATTATATATATAATAGTCACCGAATAAACGTACCTCCCGCACTATTCCGCTAACCTTAGATGGTAGCTTACTACACTTATACGCAAAACCCCACAGTCAACATAATAACCATGATAAACAAAAAACCACCTTTCCCCTCCCTCTTTCTCCCTCGATTCCTTGACAAACACTTATACCCATGCTACGCTTAAAGCAATAGATCGCTTACTTACACTTACTCAGCTTACCCAAAACAGGGCGATGCTGGTGGTGGTCAGGCAGGTGGTCGATTGCCCTAATCACCAACTCAACCCTTATGCCCTCCTCAACTGGTATTTCCAACTTCACAGTCAATGACAGTATGATCGCGTTTGAGATCGCCCACTTCGTCTACAATCCTTTTTGTCTTCCGTTAAACGATTTTGGTTTCGACGCTGAACACTTCCCAATGCGTTCGGAAGAGCAAAACAAAACACGTCCTGGTTTTGAGAAGCTCGTTCCCTCAAACGTCGAGCTCAGCACTCATTCAAAAGCTGCCCGTGCCTTCGACGTTCGCCCATTCATGACGATGACGATGGACGCAACACCAACCATCCTTTTCACACTCATGGTTAATAACCTCATCCTGGCAGAGAACCCTTACATCAACTTCTCCTCTCGCGGCAGTCGTCTGCTCGTCATTCCTCACGTCTCCTCTCTCGTCACACGCGATCACATGCCATTCCGCTTTTCAACGGCAGACATGACGCAGCGCAAAGCCTTCTTCCGCAATGTCCGTCCAAACGAAACACTCTTCCCTAACTTCCCAACCGCGCTTCAGTCGCTTTCCTTCGACGACTTCGTTGCACGTTATCTTCCTCTAATCTGGATGGACCTTGCCCCTGTAACACGAGCGCGTGCCATGGATGCATTTAAGGCTTGGAAAGCGTACTATGCTCACGAACCCCTTGTAGGCTCTGCGTCGGCTGGTATCGAGATTTTGGATTCAGCCTCCCCCTCTTCAATTCTTGAATCACTTTAGGGTTTTGGTAGAGCAAGCACACGCAAGCACGTTCGATTAAACCAACGTCACGTCCCTTATGCCCTCCCCTACCTCTCCGCCAAGCGCTCCTTTGGCGCTCGCGCATGTACCGCCGGCCTTGTCTCCCAAGACACAGGACTTCCTCAGTTTGTTCTTCAATCCTATCTTCACGGCAGTTCCTGAAACACCAGCCGCCGCCAATGACGATGGGAATTACGTCCTTCAGTTTAAGCATTTAAGCCCTGAGTTCCTTTCGCTGAACACCGTCGAAAACGGCTATGGGCTTTTTGTTTCCGTCAATAGCTTCCTAAGCCCTAAAACCTCCCCAGAACGCCCTAAACGTGATCAAGCGCATCTTTCCCATCTCAACCTCCTCTATTGCGACATTGACGCGCCAAAAGGCTCAGACGAGGCTACCGTCTCCACCTTTAAAACCTCCATCTATCAACTCCTTAAGCAAGTTGACCCCCTATTCCCCCTCACGGCGTTGGTGGAAACGAAGAATGGCTACCACTGCTACTGGAAGCTTCTCCCTCCGATCCCTGTCCACAAAGACGTCACGGACACAAATACCTACGATCCGGCCACGGTCTCTAAGGTGTTGGAAGACTATCTCACGGCACTCACCAATATCCGCAACGTGCTCCAAGGGGACGACCAAGCGAAAGACCTCACCCGTGTTCTACGCATTCCAGACACCTTCCATCTCAAGGATCCCAATACACCGTTTGTAACCAGGTTGCGTGCCGTGCGTAAAAACGGCTATACCCTTGCGGATGCGCTCCGTTTGTCAACCGAACTCTTAACAAAACAAGATAAACACTTGGATGACTACCTCCAAAGTGAAATCAACAAATATGCCAACCCAAAACAAGGCGTCTGGCCGATCTCGCCGAACGAAACGCCGGTATTATTCCAGCGTGCCAATGCAGGAGACGTACCAGCGACGATTAAGGATGAAGCCTTCAAACGAGCGAAAGAGTATCTTGACCAAGAGTACCCAAAGAAAGATCGTCCGAGCATTCAAGCACTCAGTACTCAGCCAGCGGCTCCTGGTAGCCGCAACATCTCACTACTCGTTTTGGCTTCTGCCTATCGCGAAAGTGGTGTCAGCCAAGCCGAATTCACTAGTCTCTTTCCCGATTTTTGGGGATTGCCGAAGCGTGAAATTGCTCTCACGATCAAGAGTGCGTACAGCGCTCCCAAGCCATATGATTTCGCCTGGAATCATCCTGTCCTCGCACCGCTTGTCAGTGCAGACGAGCGGAGTAGAACTATTACTCTCGTCTCGAGCTTCATGTCGGAATACTTCAATCAGTGGCGAGCCGAACAGAAACGCGCAGGCAACTCACAAAAGTCTGTTGGGGTCGTACCTGGATCAGTTGCCGCTCAAGAAAATCCTGCACCCATCGTTTCTACGAAGCCCATTAGCGTGGATGAAGAAAAAGTAAAAGCCAAAGAGCTCAAGAAGATCTTCTCGCATTTTGCCGATTACTTCTTCAATGAACACCCGTACTTCTACTCCCTGAATGGGAAAGTCGGCTTGGACTTCGTAGACGGAGGCCACCACGTCATCCACGTCGACGAGCTGGAAATCATGGTCCGCGCGCTCATGCAAAAGCTCAAACTTGATGACTTCATGTCACGCGGTCGGATTGGGGATTTGATGGAAAATGTCTTGAAAGACATGCGGCGGTACATGAAAGAAGACGAAGACTTCCAGCGTGAGCACGCCTTCTGGATCCCAGCCAAGAACGGCTTAATCAATGTTGAAGAGCTGAACCCGACCATCATGCCGTATCAGCCGGACAAGTATGTTTCTCCGAGCTTCTCCGTCGCTTTCAACCAAGCGAAATACGACGCGGCCAAAGCGGGTGAACCCATGGCCTTCCGTGATTTTCTCCTAAGCCTCGCGAGCGGCAATGGCGAAGTCGCCCACTTCCTGGAAGAAGTTATGGGCTATTGCCTCACGACTTCGGTGGAGGCGGAGAAGTCATTCATCTTGTACGGCGCCGGCGCCAATGGGAAATCCACCTTTGTGAATGTACTGCAGACCATCCTCGGACCTCAGTTTGCCTCATCTCTCACGCTTAGCGACCTGAAAAACAGCTTCATGGTGACGCGCCTGTACATGAAACGCATGAACGTGGTCGACGAAGTGTCATCCGGCTATTTCGAATCAGACATGTTCAAACGGATTGTGACCGGTAATCGGGTGATGGCAGATCGTAAATTCCTTGATCCAATCGAGTTCCGTCCTTGCGCCAAAATCGTATTTGCGGTGAATCACTTGCCAAAAGTAAACGATCAGAGTGAAGGGTTCTTCCGACGCGTGATCACCATTCCCTTCAAGAATCACTTCAAACCCAATCCTGAGTTCTCACGGCATATCGCCTCAAAGGACATGCTGGAAGAGGCACTCGCGATCGCGATTGTCGGCCTGCAGCGCTGGATTGCGCGTGGCAAACACTTCGTTGTGCCGCCCATCCTTGATGAAAAACTCCAAGATTATCGTGAGTCCAACTCTCCCATTCTCACCTTCCTATCGCATGAATTTACCGGCGATCAGAGCGCTGAAGAAGCCGCCTTCGACGTGCTCCGTATCCCTCAAGTCTACTGTCAATATCGGAAATTCTGTGTCGATTATGGGTATCAGAGTAAGTCCATAACCAGCTTTATCCATGAGCTGGAAAATATCAGCTCCCCTCGGTTCCCCTTCCTCCACATTAATAAGCCCTTGATCTTAGGCCTCAAACCAAGAAACGCGACGCCCTTTATCTCACCTCACTTCTAACCACTATGTCTGCCGCTTATGCCTTTTCTGCTAAGAAGTCCCCCTTCTATCGTCTCCCGTATCCGAGCCTTGCAAGCTTGGTACGCAACCTGGAGGCGTCCTGCAAAGACTCCAAGAATTCTCCCAAGAAGCGCTCAGAAGCCCAATGGCAACTCCTGGAAGCTCGCCACGTCCTCAAAGACCGCATGCAACGGTTTCCCAAAGACCTGGAGACAGATGAAAGCCTCTTGTGGATCGGCGTTCCTGTCTGCAACCGACGCACCAACACGCGTTGGGTGATTGTCCAGGCCGACTTCAGAGTGCTGAACCAAGTCTTCGTCCATCTCCGCTGGGATGACGATGAGACAGCTACTCCGCCAGCCATAACGAGTGTCCGCGTTGGATTGCAGGATCTTGTGATCGACTACGGTCGCATCCCAAAACTTTATTTCTAATCTCATCATTATGCCCTCCTATCTCACCGTGCTTTGTGCCATTCCTCTGCTCATCTATTTGATTTTCTTTGCTGCTGGTGGCGTATGTACCTACATGTTCGCCGAAGCCTTCATGGAGAAAGTCGGCGTCACCTTCAGTAATCGTGCCGTTTACCTCATTTCGTCCGTCATCTTCTTCGTGCTCGGCCACGTCCTCTTAAACAATCTTGACGCCCTCTTATGTCATCCGTAACACCCGCGAGATTGAGCCATCCCGTCACCATTCACGCGGAGGCTTGGATCGACGGCACTCATTTTGGGGAGGATATCCTCAAGCGCATCCAAAACGCGCTCACCTATACCAATCCTAAGTGGATCCAAACCAAGCGCATGGGTTTCTCGACGTACAATATCCCAAATTCAATCTTCAACTTTAGGAGAGAGGACCATTACCTCATCATTCCCCGCGGAGAGATCACGAAAGCTTGGCCTATCCTGATGGAGAATCAAGACTTCCGTGAGCGTGCTGGCGCCAAAGATTGGCAAACAGCCTGTCCGAGACCAGAAGATCACATCTTCTACGAAAACAAAGACTTCGAACTATCCGCCCATCAGAAGCGTTGCGTCGACGCTATTGCAAGCGCCAATCAAGGCATCATTCTTGCCGCTACTTCCGCCGGCAAGAGCGCCATCATCATGGCAGCCATCGGAAGGATGGAAACCAACGTCTTGATCGTGGTCAACCGCAAGATCTTGGTCCAGCAGTTGAAGAAAGACGCCAAGAAATGGCTCAACGTACCGATTGGTGAGATTAGCGGAGAGAAGTTCGACCTGCAAGATGTCACCATCGCTACCGATAAAAGCCTCCTGAATGCCTTGAAACGCGGCACGTTGAAAGGCGACGAGTTCGGTGCCATCTTTGTGGATGAGGTCCATACCAGCGCCGTACCGACCATGCAGGCTATCATGTCACGTATCTCCTCCAAGCGTCGGTATGGGTTGACGGGTACACTAAAACGCAAAGACGGCTTTGAATTCCTCGTCTACGGCCAGTTTGGAACCGTGATCGCCGAGGTCACCCGCGGTGAGCTGGAAGAAGTCGACCGTGTGTCGCCGGTAAAAATCAATGTGGTTGAGACAAGCTGTGCCGACGAAAAAGGCGAGCTCGATGCGGCGGAGACACCCTCTGAAGTCTGGCGGATGAGCGATAAGCTGATCCACGCCGATAAGAGTCGTCTCACCTACATCGCTTACCTGGTGCTAGAGCTGCTAGAAGCCGATCCTAACAAAAAGATTGCTATTGCTTGGCGCTATCTTGACCCCTGCTACGCGCTCTTTGATGAGCTGGAGCTGAATCGAAACGTCCCTTGCGCCGTCATCACGGGCAAGGAAGACCAGGAGGCAGAATTACAGAAGATTAAACGTGGTGACGTCCGCGTTGTGATCGCCACCATCCCGTGTTTTGCCACTGGTGTCGACGTGCCAGATCTCACCGATCTCATCCTGGCGTCGCCGATGTTCTCGAATGAGTTACTTCTCAAACAATTACGCGGTCGCCTCATGCGCAAAGCTGAAGGCAAAACGCATGGTACGTTCCACGTCATCTTTGATCCTTTATTCTTTCCCAATTACAAACTCAAATCATGCCTCCGCATGTTAGAAAAGTGATATGAAAACCGCCATCGAAATCATTCTCGCTATTTATTCCGCTCTTGGTGTCCTCAGTGCCGCTGCTCATTTCGGAGAAGACAAAGTGGCTGGAGGCAAGCCCATCGTCATGGGTACTATGATCCTCTCCCTATTCATCCTCGTCATCTCGGTCGTTAATCTCTTCCTCTAAACCTATGGCTTCCCCATTGCTTGTCTGCGGAATTGACCCAGGGTTAGATGGTGGACTTACCATCCTCAATTCCAGTCGCGAGATAGTCGCATCCATCATCATGCCGACGCTCCCGCTCGGAAAGAAACGCATCCTTGAATCAGTCCGGATCGTCCAGTTTCTGGAAGAGCACCGGCCACACCACATCCTGTTGGAAAAAGTCGCCTCGCGTCCGGACCAAAGTGCTCAGTCGGTTTTCACCTTTGGCTACGGCGCTGGTATCCTCGAAGGTGTCGTTGCCGCCCTCCGCATCCCCTACACCCACATCATCCCCCAGACATGGATGAAGAAAGTGTTTGTCGGTATGCCAAAGGAGGGCAATAAAACCTCTATCATCTTCTGCCAGCAGAAGTGGCCAAGCGTCGATTGGCGCGCCAATCCGCGCTGCCGCGTGCCACATGACGGTCGAACTGATAGCGCATGTATAGCTTTGAGCTATTTCCTATAAAACCTTGATCATTATTTATACGTTTCTATATGACCCGCTCCAAAAACACTCTTAGAATGCGCGAAGAACAGAAGAAGATGCGTCGCAAATGCGTGATCGTCCATCCTCTTACTCCTGGCTTCAACCGTGCTTATCTCCGCAAGCGTGGACGCGCTCTCGCGAATGATATCGGGCTCTCCTGGCCGCAATTCAAAGCCATGGCACGTGAGCAAGGCGGCCTCCGCAATCTTGCGATGGGCGCCGCATGATGGTACAGTGAACTTGCGGTGCACTAAGAGGGCATACGCTGGTTTCATCCCACAAAAGGCCCCAGACACGATCTGGCGCCTTTTGTTTTATAAACACAAACAGCTTATCCACAGAATTGGGGATAACTTGGCATGAACTTGGTTTGACATTAGCATGAACTTGGCCTATAGTTAAGGAGTAATTCACCACCCTTAATCACATGCAAAACTATGTAGACGAACCAACCCCTGCCCTCTCCGTAAAACCGGACCACATACGTGTGTACGATGCTATTGAAAAGTTTGCTGTTGACCATGGCTTCATGCCAACCAGCGGCGAAATCGCGGTAATCCTGAATTTCACCGACAATAAAGTTAGCCGGCTGATGCGAGAACTTGTATTGTTGGGATCGTTGGGACGGCGCCCACGGGCACCACGCGGTTTAACCCTTCTTGCGCATCCACGCGTCATTACTGCCAAAGCTAATAATTTCTCTGTTTAATATATGAGTGACGAAACACAATTCCAGAAAGCTTCGAAGCCAATGGGCAAGAGCGTTGTCTGGACCGAAGCCGAAATGACGGCCAACCCTGAAAAGAAGATCTATCTTGGCAAAACATTTACCGGCGTCCTCGATGGCCGTGATACTTGGACCAACGGTGAAGGTAAAGAACAGATCATTTATCGCCTCCGCATGGACGACGGTTCCTACGTCTCCGTCTGGCAGACAGCCGTTATCCGCTCCGCCATGGAAGAAGGTAATGGAGGACACCCTGTTGTCGAAGGTTCGAAGGTGCGATTCACCCACATGGGTATGAAGAAATCACCAAGTAAAGGTAACAAACCTTACCACGACATCTTAGTCGAGTTCGCTCCGCCTTCTCCCCAATTCCAATCTGCCGGCACGAAGTCACCCGCTCCTGCTGCCGCCGCCGCCGATCCGTTTAACGACTAGCCCTAGCTAAAGCCCTCCTATGAACATCATCCGCATTAGTCGGGAGTTCGCACGCACCGACGAGATGAAGCGCCCAGACGGAACGTCCGTCTGGTTCAAACACGGCGCCGTCATTGAAGCCGAGGTCACGCCAGAAGAATGCGAACGCTTAGGCGATCTCTTCACCCTGCTCAATGAAGTTGTGGTCTCGGAAGTACACACCAAAATTGGTATCATGCGGAAAGAGTTTAAGGCGTCGATGGGAGTAAAGCCTGCGCCTACTCCCTCCAGCCCAGCCGCTCCCATTGACCTGAGCCAACTCCCCAAAAAACTATGATCCTCCCTTCAACCACTCCCCGCGAGGAATACGAACGTCTGCCTTATGCAAGCTATTCTGGCTTGAAGACGTTCCTCAAATGTCCTCGACTCTTTTATGAGCGGTACATCACGAGAGAACATAAGGATGCGGAACAAGATTACTTCATTTATGGGCATTTAGTGGACTGCCTTGTGACGCAGCCATCCTCTTTAGGGGAACGGTTTGTCCGAGTCGGTCGGAAATCAAACGGAGGAACCCTCAACCTGGAAATGGAAATCGAGGGGCTCCGAAGTGAAATCGAGAACCTGAAGCCTCAAGCTGAGGCTGGTAAGAAGAGAGCTGCTGCCTCGATCAAGAAATACGAAAAGGAAATTCTTGAAAAGGAAGAACAAATCGCAGAACGTCAGAGCGTCCAAGGTCGGACACAGGTGACGAATGCGCTTTGGGAAGACGCCGTAGAAACGGCGGAAGCTATCAACCAAAACCCCTACCTCCAGCATCTTCGTGGCTCATACGAATGCTTGCCTCAGGTGGTGTTGGTAGATGAGGCGATGCAACGCAAAGGAATCATCGACCTCCTCTTCATCAATGCACAGAACGACATTGTAATCGTAGACATCAAGACAACCTTCCGGTTGCGAGAGCTAAACCCTGAGGACTATGCGCCTCAACTCGCTCTCTACCGCGATCTTGTCCGCCAATCCTACAACAACATCCGTTCAATCCGTTGCATGACAATCGTGGGAGACAAAGATCCCACCAAGAAAATGTGCCAAGACTTTGAGTACTCAGAAGAAACCCTCGACCGACACATGCGTATCATCGAAGATGTGGAATTGTCCTGGTCAGGGTGTGTCGCGAAAGAATTCTGGCCGTCTGCCCGTGAACTACGTGGCCGCGAACAAGAATGCTTCAGCTGCTCTCAGTGCTCCGTCCGTCCATTCTCCCAAACATCCCAACCTGTGCTCATTTAAAAATCATGTATTATATACTATATGCGTACCCGAGACATCCTCAAACAAATCCCTAAAATGCTTGAAGTGCCTAAGTCTTTCAAGAACATTGCCGGCACCGTCGGTCATGTGCAGAGCAAAAGCGAAGCCCAAGCCTATGCGAAGGTAGTCAAAGACACACTCCAGGCAGGTGATTACTTTGTCTGTATGATCCTACGCGAGCCAAAAAAGACGGCCATCCAGAAGCTTACCTCCAAGCCAAAGACGGCCAGCAAACCTACTAAACCAGCCACCAAGGCACCAAAGAAGAAGTAATCCTATGGTCCCAGAAGAAGCCAAAGAAGCGATGGCAGAGCAAAACGCAAAGCCAACCGCTGAGCAAATGCAAGAAGCTGTTCGTGCAGCGATGGCGAGCCAAAAGCCAGCGCCTCCTGTGCCAACTCACCTTTACTCGGTCGCAATGACCGATGGGTCGCTCCACATCTGGAAGAGCGGAGACATGCGCCAGCTCGTTGAAGCCATGCCTAATGTCGTTTGCTTGGGAAGCGATCTCTTCCTCTACTCAGACAAAGACGTCGCGTTAAACATCAAGCACGTGATCTCAATCAAACTAGAAGGTGCGATCGTCGCACCAAGCGAAGACGGATCTGTAACCGTCGAAGATGCGGAATCAGCCGCTGCCGAACAGAAGTAAAAAGCGAGACGTGATAAGCGCAAGCTTGTCCGTCGCTTTCGCCCGCATTGGTGTAGACTTGAACCCCTACATCAGCGCGGCGCAAGCGGCGCAGCAGATTAGCCATGTCCTACGTCCGTCATGCCCCATAGAAGCATGTGCAGAGTGAAGGTCGCGTCGCCTATGAGAAAAGACATAGGCGCTCGCGGTGAGGTGGTGGATGTATGTGGTCTAGACAGGTCGAGATCATGAGTGGCAACTCCTCGACAGCCTTGCCAGGCATAGGCGAGACGGAGGTTCGAATCCTCTCAACATCACCTCTTTACCGCGGGAAACCGTATCCATGCACTCCTAGCTCAGTGGCAGAGCAAGGTTTGTGTCTACCGCACAAACCAAGGTCGTGGGTTCTATTCCCACGGAGTGCACCAACCACCATCCGAAAGGATCGCAATGATCGTCAAGAACAAGACCAACGGTCGCCTTCTTATGCTCGACGTGGATGACGGTGAGTTCATCGCACTCGCCTACGCCAAGCGTTCCATGCCTCGCCTTCGGGTAGAGGCTCGGACCCTGGACTTGAAGCGACTTTTCTTGGTCGCGTTCGCCGACCTCGAACCGGTCTACAATCAGAACTCCGATCTCAACGGCCTCGCTGCTCGGAGTTCGTCGTGAGGCGCTGGTTCGAAGCCGTGATCGTGGCGCTCCGCTACTGGTCACACACCCGACGCCTCAGACGTTGGAGGCGTGCCCATGTATAACAAAAAGCAGTACCGTTGCCCCGTGTGTTCTCTCGTCTTCTTCTGCGACGAGACACCGGATCAAGGCTGTTGCTGTGGCGACCACGCCGAAATCTACCTAGCCTGGAGTGAGACAACCTCGCTTGTCCCGCTCTCGGTGTTCATCAAGCACTGGAAGGCGGTCTTCAAACCCCGACCACTGCCCCGAATTCGTTTGAATTAGTCTCTGAGGTTAGGCGTCATCCTTCAAAACGCCTTTCGATCCTTTATTCGCCCTTCGCTCTTTCTTCTTTTTTTTTATGCCAAATCCCCCATGAAATACCCAGATAAAACAACCGCCGGTGGGTGCGGTTCCTATGAACATTTTCCACCAATCTACTACGTCTTTCATCTCGCCGATGGAAGACACCAGTGGCGCTGCAGTCAGTGCAGAGAGATGCTCGTCATCACGGTTGGCACTGACCTAGGACCACGGTATTAAATAATTTTGTTTGATTTATATGCCCTCATCTAACCAATATAAAAAACCAGCAGAGCGCATCGTAAATTGGGGAAAATATGCTGGTAAAAAATTTGGAGAAGTGCCAACAAGTTATCTTCAGTGGTTTGTGGAGAATGCGCATCCTCAAATGGTTAATAGAAGATTATGGGCTAAAGAAGAATTAAAACTTAGACTGAATAAAGCTAAACATGAAACATCTTGACCTGTTTAGTGGTATCGGTGGTTTTGCCTGTGCCGCTGATCAAGTTTGGCCGCAGGTTGAACATACATTCTGTGAAATAGACCCTTTCTGCCAATCAATCCTTAAAAAACACTGGCCTAACTCAAAAATATATGGAGATATCAAAACCATCGAGAGCGATTTAATCATGTTGTTTGGATAGAGGAGAAAAAATAATATGTCATTATATTTTGCAACCTGCGTGGTCAATACGGCTAAAGAATACCTAAAACGATCTTTTCCAGAAAAAGAAATTGACGAAGCAAGCGCACCCAAATTCTTTGAAGCGGTGGGTAAGGATTGGCTACGTGTTTGTGACCCTAATTTTCACTCCAAAGGCATGGTGATTGGAGGCGACAAATTTACGGAAGCATCACCTCAAGAGATTGAAGATGCTACTAAAGAGATAAAAGCAATCTGTGGTTGATATGTCCTTCCTCCAAAACCTGTTTAAAAAATGGACGTGTATGCATGAGTGGGAAAAGGGTGAAAGAGTAGTTGAATATTCCATTCACGATAAGATGTTTCCCGCGTACATCGGATATCTTTACTCATGCAAAAAATGTGGGAAGTTTAAGAAAATTAGAATGTGATATGCCCTCTCCTACCACAGGCGAAATCATCGCCTACATCATCCTCACCATAGCCATTATCGCTTTAGCCATTTTATCGAGAATTTATTTCTTTTAGTTTTATGAAAACCATAATTGTACGCACCCAAGCCGAATTAGACGCCTTACCGGACCGCTTTGACGAATATACCGTCATCGAAATCCGTAGCAAACCAGAAGATGGATACATTCAAGTGACTGAAGAACGGGGATCATCCAGAGTCGAGGCGTGGGGATCATCCAGAGTCGTGGCGTGGGGATCATCCAACGTCGTGGCGCGGGAATCATCCAACGTCGTGGCGCGGGAATCATCCAGAGTCGAGGCGTGGGAATCATCCA